ACCGCTACCTTGGAAACTAATTGAAGCCTCAACTAGTCCATCCATACTGCTGTTCACTGTAAAGCCAGTGACAATTGCTTCACCACTAAACTTCTTAGTAGCAGAGTCCAAGTACATTTCTAATGTAACTGTGCCAGAACCTGCTGGGTTCCATGCTGTGCCTGTTGTTGCACCAGTTGGGTTCAAACTTGTTAAACCACTGTTGCTTGTAGGCATTTGATCTGGATCAAAATAGATATCAGCATTGCCGCTCCATGTTGCTAGACCTTTTACATAAGTGCGTGTATCCACACCCATAACTGTTGTTTCGATAGTGTCTGCAGTCATCTCAATTGAGAAATTGCGTACAGCCGCGATTGCAGTTGGTGTACCTGCGGCATTATCTACCTTGACAACGCCGTTATTTCCGGTTAAAATTGCCATCGTCATTCTCCTTCGTTAGCATTGCCAAGATCTTCAACGGCGTCTTTGGCTTCCTCCGCAGGTGTTTCCACCTTCTTCTTCTTTGGTGCTTTCAATTTGATTGCACCTGAGTCTACAGTAGGGAACTCATGCACCTCTACTACAGGATCCGCTCCCAGTTCTTTCCATCCGTATAGTTTGTAATGTTCAACTTGATTGTTGGGTACATTACGCTCTAAACCTGCAAGTGTCATTAACGTAAACATTAACTTGCTCCTCTGATATAATTGTATGTAACTTGGAATGTAACAGCAAATTCAGCAAGTGGTGCTTGTCTTGGTTCCACTTCAATTGTTGTTACTTGACTGTCAATAACAGCGTTACCACCCAGTGTAGTGGCCAATGCACGATAACGATCGCCATCTAATGCTGTTTCAATTGCGTCAATAAGTTGATTACGACGGCTGTCTAATTCTGTGCCACGCACAAAGCCTCGTATAATGTAAGTGATAACACCAGTACGACGACCAATGCCTGGTGCGCCCATACTGACTGTTTGTCTTTGTTCTGTATCCATTTGAATTAGTATTGCTGGGAACTGTGTAATAGCCAGTTTCTCAACTTCAAATGGTTCGCGTGTGACTAGTACACATTGCGGATCAGTCATGTCCGCAAGCACTTGCTCTATGTCTTCAGCGATTTGTTCTCTAAGGCTAGTTGGTTTATCAGCCATTATCTAATCAACCTTAAACTTACTGTGGCTTGACCTTCATCTGCGGCAAATGTGTTGTCGTCATTTAGGTCATAGCGAACGCCTTCACGTAGGCAAAGATCCATCTCATGCTCAAAACGGCCTGAGTAATAATTCATCATAACTTGGAAACGGTCTTCACTGCCCTCTTGTGCAAACTGTGTTAGTTTAGGTGCAATGTGATAGGCTAATGCGTGGTAAACACATGCTTGTGTCCACTGTGTGCTATCTAATAGTGTGGGATCAAATGTGCCAGCGTTGTTGTGTGTGGCAAAATATGTTTTAAACCATCGAACATTTAATACGCGATTAATTTCACTCTCGCTACGTGCAAGTTCGGTGTCAAAGTCAATAACACCATATTCAGTAATAGTTGGTTCAACCTGCAATAGGTCGTCAAGGGTTGCGTAAGCCATGTTCGAGTCCTTCTCGTTAAATTGTAAATGCGATGTCCTTCATCGCTATCACATATTTAGCAGGGGCTCAAAAAGACACCCTAATAAAGCAAATTACTAGGGTGTCTAAACTAAGGAATAAAACAAATGCGTATGTCCGTACGCATTCTATATTTAGCCAATAAAAAAGACCCTACAGAGGCGAAACTGTAAGGTCTTAGTAAAGTAGCAGATGGGTCGTCTATGCGCTACCTCATCATTATTTAACGGCGACTTGTAGTACCTGCACGACCAATAAAGGTAACACTACCAGCACGGCTAACAGTATAAACTCCATTAGGAGTATAATAACTTGACACACCAGTAGGACTTGATGGGCCACCACGACTAATATAAGTTTTGCCAGTTAAGTCACGGTATCCATGTTCAACTGCATCGTGTTGTTCAATACCTTTCATTTGTTCTTGAACAAACTTAGGAATAGCATTGACTGGGAAGCCAGTTGCAGGATCAATATCAATGGCATGTGCATTGAATGTGATTAACATTAGTACTGCAAAAATACTTTTCATTTTGAACTTTCTGTGTTTGTTAATATGTGTTAATTATAGTGGATTATAGTGGTTTTGTCTACTAGTAATTTACCCAAAAAGAAACCCCCGGGGGTTGGGGGTTTCCAATATCAAATCCTTGTGGGATTAGATAGAACTGTCCATCTTTAGGTAACGACCATATGAATCATATAGTTCGCCAACACCGTAGTGGCAAGACGCAACTACATCGTTACCAATGTAACTTGCACGTCTTTGAGTTTCGATGTTGATGTCACCAACCATTGCTAGACCTAGTGCATCACGGTGGAATACAGCACCTGGGAAGTCACCAGCGTTAGTTACGTTGGCAATGTTTGCGCTTTCGAAGATTGGAATGCCAGCCAATTGACCAACATAACCCATTTGCATTGCTTCGTTAGCAACGTTACCAAATGCACCTGCTGTGAAAGCAACGTTACCGTTAGTAGTCAATGCTTTCTTTAGGTCAAATGCGATTTCTGGGTGTAGAACAGCAACGATACCTTCTTGTGGAACACCAGCACCACGCAACTTAGCAACACTTTCAAAAATGTCGTTAGCAGTGATAGCAGTAGTGTAATCACCTTTACCTGCTGAGAAACCAGCGAACAATGCTGTTAGATCAGTGTCGATCTTACGAGCAATCGCTTCACCAAACAAACGACCTAAGTCAGCAACTACATTAGATGCAGATTGTTGAACAGCCAAGTCAGTTACTAGAGTACGGATAGCCGCAGTAGTAATTGTTAGTGTTGCACCGCTTGTTGCAACTTCAGCGTTAGTAACTTCATCACCTTCAGTAACAGTTGCGGCTGTTTGATTTGGGTAGATAGGTACAGTTACAGTCTTACCTTGGCCTGGTGCCAAAGAATAGTTTTTAACCAAACCGCGCATGATAGAACGCTCGCTTGCAACGAACATTGCTTCTGCAACGATACTTGGTAGTAAATCATTTAATGTTGTGGTTGTTGAACCTGCCATAATATTTCTCCTTTAATGAATTAGGCAATTCCGTTTTGTTTACGATATTCTGCGTAAACTTTACGGTGTTCTGGATTTTTCATATCCAGTTTGCTGATATCTATTTTGCCCACATTAGGAGCAGAGATATTAGACTTTGTATTAGTAGTGGCCGGACTGGCCGCTTTAAAATGCGGATTCGAATCCAGGAACTCGCGCACTAAATCTGCGACAGCAAGTGGCGTACCATTATCTGCATAACGTACACTACCTTTGGCATCTACTACTTCTACTTCGCCTTCATCATTAAGTCTTACACTATTGATTAACAGACTCTTTACTTGTTCTGGTGCAACTGCTTTATATTCTGCGGCGGCACTGAGTAAAGGTGTGTGGACCTTGTATTCTCTAATGATGTTATCTCGTTTTGAGATTTCAGCATCTTTTTTAGCAGCCAACTCTTGTAGAGTTTTCTCAAACTCACCACGCTTAATTTGTTGTTCGGTTTGACGCTTTTCAGCCTCTTCCCTTAAACTACGAAGTTCATTAGGGTCACCTAATCCTTCATATGGTTTTAGAAGTTTCTTCTCTAATGATCCGCGCATGCGAGCCATCATGTTGTCTACTTCTTGTTGCGTGTAAGTTTTACTGCCTTGTGCCTGATTTTCTAAATCTGTGTTAGCCGCATCAGTTGCGTTATCTGTTGCCAATGTTTGATCGGTCATTGTTACCTCGCCTTCCTTTGAAGTTAATTTGTAATGTGTATTTACCCAAAGCAGAATAAATCACATGAAATCTGACATTATCTACGTCTTCTTGGTAGTTGACGCAAATATATCTTCATACCATTGTTAAAACTTGTACTACGTTTTGCTGGTGTACGACCACCACGTTTTGCATAGTTCCATCCGGCTCTATGGCCACCGCAGCCTTGCTTACATACGCTGCCTTTGAATAGTCTACGTGCCATTAACGTTTCTTCTTTTTGTAGCCACTGGCATAGGCTGCTCGTGCTTGGCGTACTGCACCTGCACGACTCTTATAAACCTTGCCTTGACTACCCCATTTGTAGCCACCTTTTACCTTACGAATTGGCATGATTTTGCTCCTAGTATTTCTTACGCTTGTTTTTATTTTTGCGTGTTCTACTTCCACGTTTTGGTAATGCTTTCATTCTGTTTCTCCTTCTGCGGCTTGATCTAACACTTCCATACGTACTGCTTCTGGTTCAGTGTTAGGCATCAAGTATTCCATTAACTTCATGTCAATAGCAGCCAACACTTGTGGATCAGTTGCAGTTTCCTTCATAACCTTAAGTTTGCTAACATCAGCATCTTCATCTTGAATGTTAAAACTGTCTGGATACTCTATACTACCTTCCCACACATAACCTTGATACTTGGCATAGAACTGCCACATTTGTTCTTCAGCAAGTTCTAAGTTGTCGGCTTTTTCACTTAATTTGGCATTAAGCAATTCAAACTCTGTACGCATGGCTACGCCACTCAATGTTCGTGACTCAGTAGCACGAATTGCACCAGTATTAGCCATCTTGTCAATTGCCTGTACACTCTGTTGAATGGAGTTGTAGATTGCACTAATGTCGGTACTAACATTAAGCATATATGGCTTCAGTCCAGGGTCTAAATTGTCCGGCATTAGGGCAATGGATCCTGCTCCTGCTGACATTTCAACATCTGGTGTTTTGACAACAGTTGGGTGTCCATTAAGTCTAATTGACTGCTCAACTTCTGATAGTTCATTGTAAATTTTCTTTTGATGATCAGCAATATCACTAATATCGCTAGCACCGATACCACGCACAGGACTGCGAGTACCGTAAGCAATGACAGCAGGAATACTTCCAAGACCATTTACCTCCACAAGTTCACTGTTAACTTTCTTTTGTTCATTGTCCACTTCATAGGTAGTAATAGTTGTTGGAGTCCACTCTTTGATAACTTGTACGCTATCATTAGTATCTTCCACATACTTAAAGTAACTTAATGTGTAAGCACCCATGGCATTGCGAGTCCACTGCCAATCAATAACAGTTAGTGGTGTTAGTAAGTTAACATATGGTCTTACTCCTGTGGCAAGTTCATCAGCCATAGTAACTGCACCCACGTTTGGCTTACTGATTAAGATCCAAGCATGTCCAAATACGTTACTCCAAATTGATACTTCCTTCATGAAACTGTCAATGTTACGACCATCCAAGTCAGCATCTTTTAGGAAACTTTCTAACATTGGCTCATTTAACATACTGCCATAATCACGCTCTGGACACTCACGGAATAGGAAACTGGTATAGACACTAACAACACTACGGCAGTGATTATCTAATGGAGTTGCATATAAACGTGCATCATACTCAGGATTGGTTTCATTTACATAGCGTGTCAAATGTCCAGCACTACGGTATTCATCACCGCCCATGTATGATTCTAAGTAAAACTGCCATCTATCCTTGTAATCATTGTAAAGTAGATTAGGGCTAGTTACTTGCAAATATTGTTGAAATGTTGTTGCGTTGCTCATTATGCGTAAACTCCGGTTGTTTGGTGTCCCCAGCGTTTAGGCTGTGCTATCGTTGAGGTGTCTTTCTTAATTGGGAACATATAATCCACTGCATAGCGTAATGCATCTGCCATGTGGTCATAGCCCTTGTCTTTGTCTGGTTGGCTAGAGCCTTCCTTGTAAGCGTATTTTTCCATTGCTTCTATCGTGGCCTTACAGCGTGGATCAAATAGCATGTTTACTTCTCCTC